CCCCCGGCTGCCTGGCGCGGTTGCGGATGTTCGATCCGCACTGGCAGCACCGGCAGGGATTGCGGCAGGGCGATCGGCTGGTGACCATCGATCTCGATGTCGTCATCACCGGCGACCTGTCGCCGCTATTCGATCTCGACGCGAGTTTCGTCATTCTCGGCGGTGCCAATGCCGCAAATCCCTGTCCCTACAACGGGTCGATCATGATGCTGACCTGCGGCGAGCATGCGCAGGTGTGGTGCGATTTCAGTCTTGAGGCAATCAGGCAAGTGCCGTTCTACGAATTTCCGGATGATCAGGCTTGGCTGGCGCACAAACTGCCGGGCGCGGTGACCTGGCGGGTTGGCGCGAGCTCGGGCATCTATGCGTTCAAAAAGCCGGGCTGGCCGCGCGACGATCGATTGCCGGCCGATGCCCGCATGGTCGTGTTCCCCGGCTGGCGCGATCCGGCCAAATTCACGCGGCTGTCGTGGGTGCAACGGCACTGGATATGAGAATTGATCCCGGTCAGGTGCGATTGTTCATCCCGCCGGGATTGAAAGGTTTCAAGCAACAGTTGTTCGATCGTATCGGCCGCAAGATCGGCGGCACCGTGCGCTACGACTGCAATGCGCTGGCGCGGTTGCCCGACGATATCATCCCCATCGTGGGCTGCACGGCCGAGCTGCGGCCGCTGATCGAGCAATGGCAGGTCACCGGCCGCACGTGGATTTATTGGGACCGCGGTTATTGCCGCCGGGTATTCGCGACCGATCTGCCGCGCGGCACGGATGGCGGCATGTACCGGTGGCACATCAACGCATTTCAGATGCGCAAAATTCGCCAGGTGCCGAATGATCGATGGCTCGAGACCAAAACAGAATTGATACCGTGGTCGCGCAATGGGCGCCATATCGTCATCGCCGAGCCGTCGCCGTATTACGCCAAGTTTCATCGTATCGAGGATTGGACCGAGCGAACCGTGCGCCGATTGCGGGAAATAACCGATCGGCCGCTGGTATTTCGAAGCAAGGAAATGCAGCGGCGTGCCAGCGATCACATGGCCGGCGGCCGCCGGCTGTGGGATGACCTGCAAGGCGCTCATGCGCTGGTGACACATGGATCGAATGCTGCCGTCGAGGCCGTGATCATGGGCTGCCCGGTATTCGTCGACGCGAGCTCGGCGGCGGCGCTGGTCGGCAAAACCGATCTCGCCGAGATCGAGGATCCAATCTATCCGGAGCGAGAGCCGTGGCTGCGGTCTCTGGCTTACTGCCAATTCAACGAGTCGGAATTGGTAGATGGCACGTTGTGGGCGTTGATGGAGTAGCACGCAAACCGAGGAGAATGAAACATGGCCAAGTATGCTATCAGCAACGGCACCGCCGGCACGCAGCAGGCGATGACGACCACATACAAGACTGCAATCGGCCTCACCGCCGCAACGGGCGCGACGACGCTTCGTCGGGCATACATCTATGATGCCATGTTCGGTGCCGACGGCACGCCGGCCGACAACGTGCTGACCTACAAGGCCGATCGGCAGACCACTGTCGGCACCGGCACCGCCGCTACCGCGGCGCCGATCGATGCCGCCGACGCTGCCTGCCTGGTGACCGAAACCGTCAATCATACGGCCGAGCCGACGGTCACGGCCTCGACCCAACTGATAGAAATTCCGGTCAATCAACGGGCGTCATATCGTTGGGTTGCCTCGCCGGGAGGCGAGTTGATCGTGCCGGCGGTGGACGTGACCGGAATCGGTTTCCGGGCAAAATCTCCCGCCTATACCGGCACGATCATGTGCACGGTGCATTTCTTCGAATGATGATGCGAACGCAAGGATACGCCTGCATTACCGATCCGGATGCAGGCGTGCGGGAATGCGATACCTACACCTGCAATCATTGCAATCGCGTGGTCCATGTCCCAGTCGATCGAAAGATCGAGGAGGTCGGCGACTTTTGCCGTGCCTGCATGCGGGTGATATGTCAACGCTGCGCCGCGCGTCGGTCCTGTAGTCCGTTCCTGCGCAAGTTGGAGAGATACGAGGCGCGAATGCTGGCACGTAAATCCTACGGTGCATAAATGGCAAACGTATTGAACCGCACATCCAAGCAATACATTACGTCGGCCAATACGCCGGAGTACCCTGTAGAGCATTGGATTCATGATCCAGACATGTCGGAGGTTGTGGGATATCCGTCAAAATATTGGGTGATCACCGGCGACGTGGTTACGCTCATGTCGCAGGCCGAACGCGATGCGGTTGATGCGGATGAACTGGATACGCACCGCGACTCCACGGCGACGCGCATGGATGACGTCGAGGATATCATCCGGGCACTGGCACTGACCACGATGGACGATCTCAATCTGCACTCGGAGCGGATGAACGCAATTCTGGATGCGATCGATCAGAATTCAACATTGGCGACGATCAAGTCAGCCATCGCGGACATTCCGAACATTCCGCAACGAACTGGCGCGCAACTCAAGGCTTCAGTGCGTAGCAAGTTGGGGAATTGAGATGGCATCCGGCGATACGCTCATCATTCTGACCGCAGAGCATGCAAATCCGCCGAATGCAACTTTAGCGGCGCAGTTGACGGTCATGGCCGGCACGTCGACGCCGGCAGAGAGCATTCCTGTAGTCGCGTTTGATGACACGGCTCAGGAATTCATGGATTTTCGCGGCGTGATGCCACAACATTATTCTGGCGGTGGCATTACCCTGATCATCGGATATTCCGCGGCAGAGGCAGCGCCCGATGTAGTCGATTGGGAAGCGGCATTTCGGCGCATCGCGGATGACGCCGAAGATTTGGACACGACCGCGCATAGCTATGATTTCAATGGCGTGGTCGATACCGCGCCTTCCGTTATAGGGGAGGTAGCTTACGCGACAATCACTTTTACTCATGGTGCAGATATGGATTCGATTATCGCCGGGGATTATTTCATTCTCAGAGTGTCTCGCGATCCAACGCCGGATTCTGGAACGGACGTTACCGGGGATGCGTTCATTCATTTCATCGAGATTCGAGAGACCTGATGGCGATCAATTTGCTGGGCGCATCCAATGCGCGTGTTGACTTTGGTGATCTTGCAGTTGACGCGGGATTAACCGCCATAACGGTCTCGATCACGGTCCTTGCATCGAGCATCGCCGACAATGAACGGCTCGCCCAACATTGGGGGAATGCTGGCAGTAAGCAGAGCTGGGTGGCGGCGATCACCAACACCAACGAACTTGGGTTTGCAATTTCCGACGCGGCTAATGCCGGCGTGTTGTTTCTTGGACGGCAGACGACTGACTTGGATTTTGCGACGGGCACTCTTTACCGCTGCGTGTTTCGATGGCGGGCTTCGCCGAAGGCCATGGAAATATGGGTCAACGGCGTCAATCGGACGGTGGCGACGTTCGTTGCTGACGACGATGTTGCAACTTTGGTCAATTCAACAAGCTCAATCTTTGTGGGCCATGAAACGGAAGAATTGAATGATGGGATAGATGGCGATTATTCCGAGTTTGCAATTCATCCGGTTTATATGCCTGATCATTATTGCGTTGCGTATGGCAATGGATATTCGCCACGCTTTTTCACGAGAAACGAAAGTTTTTACTGCCCTTTGCGGGGCACCAGCAATCTACTCGACATCTGGGGTCATGCAGTTGGCACGAATAGTAGTGGCACAAGCGCGGCGCATCCGGTTGTCATTCAACCAGCCGGCTTGCATATCATGCAGCATCCTACGGCCGTCACACAGATCACATTGATTTCGCCGCAGGTTTCCCTGGTAGCCAGCACCCGCATGATTGCATACTGAGGTGATCAAATGGCTGTCACCTTTGTTGGAGCTGGCAGCCTAGCGCTCTCCGCAACCGTCGCAACAATCTCGCCTGCCGCACACTCCGATACGCGGGTCGGCGATATCCTTATTTGCCAACTGATCAACAAGTCGGTCACTGCCAACGCAGTGACGCCGCCGGCCGAGTGGCAAGCGGTCATTGCGACAGAAATCAATGATTGCACGCTGGCGGCGGACGATCATCAATATAGTCTCTACTGGTTCCGGGCGACGACAGCCGGCGCGCAAACCTATAATTTCACCAAGGCCACCGACGATAATCTTCTGTTCGCGGCTGTCATCTCCTCCTGGCGTGGTGCGCGCAGCGTCGACAGCCCATTGGACGCCACTGCTGCGGTAAGGACAGCGACCGCAGCCGCTGCCGACAACGTAACATTCCCGGCTTACAATCCGACCGCCAATCGGGTGCACGCCATCTTCATGGCGTACTACGGCAATGATCTGACGACGTTCGCCGCGGCGATGTCGAGTGATACAAATCCAGATTGCACGACCCGCTACGATCTCGAAACCGCTACCGGCAATGATTGTTCGCTGGCTTGCACATCCGGCGATAACGACGGCAGCAACATCGCGTCGCGCACCTGGGCGTCGGCATCCACTGCCGATGCCGGCAGCACCGGCGTTGTTTTTGCCCTCGTCGAGGATGACAATCCAGCACCGTATTATCAGCCACTGAGCACGCCGGTCAGGCGTGGCGGGTTGGCTGCTGCGGTCTTGGCAGCGGGCTGTTTTCTTGGATTAGAGCCACCGTCGGCGGCAACGCCGGGCAATGATGACGTGCATGCGTCATCGATCAACATGCCGGTGCCGCATCATCGCGCCCGGCTCTATCCTGCCCTGCATCAACCGGTTCCGGTCGAGATCACCGGCTGGCAACCGCCGCTTAGTGTTCCGACGCGGCGGATACTACGCCAGCAGCCCGATTCACTTACGTATTCATATTATGTTGAACTGCCGGCCGAGCCGGCTGATATTCGCGTCGCGTCGGCTGAAGTGTTGCTGCCGTATCAGCGGTCGATTCTTTATCCGTCCCTGCAGCAACCGTATTTCACGCCTGCCGAGGAACTGGTCACTATCGACAAGTGGTTCGCGCCGCTTGCCGAGCCGGTCAGACGCAAAGTCAACATCGCGTCTGTACCGGCAAGCATCAGTGATCCGTTCCCGCAAATAATCATAGATTGGCATGCGCCGCTCGCCGAGCCGGTCAGACGCAAGCCAAGCGTCGCCTCGATACCGGCAAGCGTCAACGATCCGTTCCCGCGCGTAAGCATCGACTGGCATGCACCGCTCTCCGAGCCGGTCAGGCGCAAGTCTAGCGTTGCCTCGATACCGGCCAACATCAACGACACGTTCCCGCGCACGGTCGAGGAATACGCTTGGCATCGGCCGCTGTCGGAGCCGACGCGGGCCAAGGTTCCGGCACCGCCGACAGAATTTTCGTGGGGGTACCTCACTCCTGCTGATGAGCTCGTCACCCTCGACAAGTGGTATGTGCCGCTTGGTGAACCTATGCGACGCAAGCCGAGCGTCGCGTCGGCGCCGGCGAATATCAACGACCCATTTCCGCGGACGGTCGCAGAGTATTCATGGTATCGGCCGCTGTCGGAACCGACCAGGCGCAGGCAACCGGCACCGCCGACCGTCTTTACCTGGGGTTATCTCACTCCCGCGGATGAGATCGTCACCCTCGACAAGTGGTACGCGCCCCTGGCGCGGCCAGTTATTGTCGAACATCCGATCCAGCCCGATGGTCTGGTATCGGTCCCGTTCGTCGAGCGGACGGATCGGGTCGACAAATGGTTGCAGTCGCTGTCCGAACCGACGCGACGCAAGGTCAGTGTTGCAAACCAGCCGTCGGCATTCTGGGGTTATTTCACGCCTGCCCCGGAGGTTGTGACCGTCGACAAATGGTTCGCGCCGCTCGGCACTCCCGTCAAATTGCCGGCGGCGCTGCTGGTCGGGCAGCATCAATGGCTGGCGTTCATCTCGCTCGGCGAGCCCGGTCCTGCACCTGCGAGGGTCACCACATCGGAACGCGATTTGAATCTCCCGGTGACGGAACGGGACAATATCGCCAGAGGTAGACGCGAGAACCTAGCCCGCGGCAAACGCCAGAACGCCGCAATCGGCAGGCGCAACAATAACCCTTCAGGCAAGAGGTCGAATTGAAAACATGAGAGCCGGGCGCCTCGATCGTCATATCACCATCCAGCGCAAGAGCTCGAGCCATTCCGACACCGGCGAGCCGATCGACACATGGTCGGCGCTCGCCGCCGACAAGCCGGCCTCGGTGTCGCCGGTGCGCGGCGAGGAACGCTTTTCCGGCGAGCAATACATCGCCCGGCAGCAGACGGAATTCCGCATCCGCTGGTCATCCGACCTCGCCGACCTCACGCCGCTCGACCGCATCATCTATCCATCCGCCGACGCCGCCGATCCGCCTACGGCCTCGATATACGACGTGATGGCCGTGCATGAAATCGGGCGCCGGGAAGGGCTGCAGATCATCACCGCCAGGCAGACCGACCGATGAAAAACATCCGCGCCGCGGTCCGCGCACTCTTGCTCGCCGATTCGACCGTCAATTCGCTGGTCGGCGGCGTGCGCATCCATGTCGTGCGCCTGCCGCAGGGGCAGAAGGATCCATCCATCGTATTCAACCGCATCAACGAAACCGGCGACTATCACATGCAGGGCGATTCGCGGTTGGCGCAGACCCGCATCCAGCTGGATGCCTGGGCGACGCGCAATGACAGTGCATGCCAGTTGGCCGATGCCGCCTATGAGGTCATGACCGGCTTCGCCGGCCAGGTCGTCTGGGGATCGAATTCACCGACCGAGACCGTCAACATCATGGGCACGTTCCTCGACCAGGGCCGCGAGGACTTCGATCAGGTGGCCGAGCTCTTTCGCATGTCGCGCGATTACATCGTGTTCTATCGGGCATGAAAGTCAAAGTCGAAGGCCTTTCCGAAACCCTCGAGGCATTGCGCCAATTGCCGAAAGCAACCTCGCGCAATGTTCTGCGCCGGGCGCTGATCAAGGCGGCGTCGCCGATCGAGCAGCAGGCCGAGCAGTCGGCGCCGGTGCGCACCGCGAAACTGAAAGTCTCGATCACTGCCGGCACCGCGCTGTCGAAACGCGAGCGCACGAAGCAACGGCGATGGGAGGGCTCGGTCCCGGTCATGACCGTCGCCGGCTGGCGCTCGGAACCGAAAACGGCCGTGTATGTATTCGTCGGCGCCGGACCGCTACCGCAGGCGCGGATGCAGGAATACGGCACCGTAAACCATGGACCGCAGCCGTACATGCGCCCGGCGTGGGATGCCAACAAGATGAAAGCATTGACGACGATCAAGGCCGACATCTGGCACGAGATCGACAAGGCGCGGGCACGGCTCGCCCGCAAGGCCGAGCGCATCGCCGCCAGGATCAAATCCACCGCGTAGCTACCGCGTACACCATCCCACACGGAGGAATGACCAATGACCGACGCCCTGCTCGGCTACGGCAGCCGTTTCGCCATCGACGACGAGGATTCGCCGACCAACTATGTCGAGATCGCCGAGGTTCGCTCGATCACGCCGCCGAGCGAAACCATCGACATGATTGACGCGACGCACATGCAATCGCCGGACCGCCGGCGCGAATTCATTTCCGGGCTGATCGACGGCGGCGAGGCGTCGTTCGAAATGAATTTCATTCCCGGCAATGCCAGCGACCAGCGGCTCAACGTCA